CGCACGGAGGACAGCCCCCTAAAATTAGATATCCAGGATTACCAATTGCCAGATGGCAGCTGAGGGAGGAAAAGGGGCCCCCATTAGGGGGCCCTTTTTCTCAAGATGGCAGTGGCATTTATGAGAACTCTGCTGGAATCTTCCCCATGGCTATAACAATGTTAGCCCAACTGTCAATCTCAGCACAGTGCGGAGTGTGCTTCCTTTTGTCAGCACCCTTGCACCTCTTGTTGTGATTTTTAGTCTTAGAGCATGTGCCACAGGAGTCGAGTGAGAGGATTGCTTTTTCAGGACCCTGGCTACGTTTCTCCCAAGTGGGTGACATGGGTTCAATCTCTTGGATTACTCCTGCAATGTCACAAGATTTCATGACTTGAGCAACATCTTCTCCTGAGAGACAGATGGGCTCAGAGCCATGAGCTTCCATGAAAGTCTTCAGCTGTTCCTTCCAGTCTTCAGGTGCCTGTTTGTAATCTGAGCCTTTCCCGTCAAGACCATGGCACCAATCATTCCCATCCATGTTCTCTGGGAAATGCCAGAGAATGCAGTCGATGATCCCACCCTTTCCCTGGGGTTCAGGGTCGAAAACAAGACAGCAGATCTCCCTAGGATTGTCCCATGTTCCTTCAATGTCCATGGACATGACTGGTTCAGACTTCTGGGTCACAAACACGCTGTTCCTTTCAACATAGCCGATCATGTTGTCTTTCCAATTGTCTGGATTTGGGACAGCACGCAGGGCAGCGTTGTAAGACTTCTTGTAGTTTTTCACGGAGGCTACACCACTGCTGGCTTGTGCCTTCTGCTCCTCTTCCCCTTTCTCAATCATGTTTATAATGTGGCCTGCACCAACACCAGAGAAGTCTATTTTGACAGTCCAAATCCCGTTGCTCTTGACTTGTGTCCTGTTCCTCCAGGCATCTTCCGCTTTTGGTGTTGTCAGTACTCTGGAAGTCACTGCTGAGTACCAATCTGTGTCATCCCTTGATTCACTTATCTTCATGTGCATCTTCACCCTGATGGTAACTATGTCATTCAGAAGATAAGCAGCTCCCCTGGAGGCTGACAGCCCAAGTCTGGACGGCACCCCTTTCCAGAGAGACAGGAAGTAGCTCAGCCTAGACCTGGTCATGAGGAAAGGGTTGGTGAAGAGAGCATTGGTGCTCTCCTTGACATGTTTCAGAATCTCACACTTCCCAGCCTTAATCAGTGACTGTAGCCAGGTTTCAGTCAGAGGCCTTTTCATGAAAGCTGAAGCCAGCTGTTCCAGTTGTGGTCTCACATCATTAGGAGATGCTTTGGACCTGATAATGAGAACCGCCATGATCAGAGTGGGGTCCATTTGGAAAGCATTGACCATGTTTTCTCGTTCCTCTTGACTGTCTTCCGGGGTGAACCACACCTTTTGCTCATCAGAGATGAACATGGAATCATCCAGCAGTCTCTTGAGCTCATCCATTTTACCATTCTTCTCACAGTAGTTGGCCAGACTCCTAGCTTTCTGCTTTCCAGTGAACCTCCTTCCTGTTTTCTTTTCAGGGTCATCGCTCAAATCAATCAAACCACTGTCTCTGAGATCACCAAGTGTTTCCTCACAAGATGTTTCCCACTTCGCTTTGCTGCCTTCACCTCCGCTGATCTTCTTTCTCATGATCCTGATGTCATCACCAAACACAGCCAGATTGGCAAGGCTCATGTCATTGACGGTCAGCACAACTGGTGTTTGCTCAGCATCAGCAACAAACTCAGGGTTGTGAGCTTTGACCACTTTCAAATTGAGTGCTCTCAGACGATTGATGTAAACTTTCGGGTCTACTGAAGGGTCATCAATGGAAGCTGACAATGAGTCGATTTCCTCCATCAGTGTGGGATCATCCTTCAGGGCATTCACCATGTGGACCACTTCCTCAAAGAGTGAGTCATTCACAACACTGTTCTTTGAGAAAACCTCAATGAGGTTGCTGAAAGAGATGTTGTTGGTGTTTGTAGACATTGTTGAATGACCTGTGGTGGTTTACAAAGTGTTTTGACAATGCTTTTGCTAAATATCTGCAATTGATATCTGTTTTTGGGGCAACCTTCTGTGCG